GATGCTCTAGGCTATTTCATATTCTACAAATATGGCATATCACGCGGGCCAGTTCGCTTCGCGCAGATCATGGGCGCTTGATGCCTTTGCCGCGCGGCGCACCTTGTGCTAATGTGGCGGGCGCAATGTATCACCGGGGCTTGCCTAATGGCCGTCAATAACACGCACAAACAATATGACGCTTATCGCTGGCGCTGGCGGCGTTGCCGTGACGTGATCGCGGGCCGTGATGCCGTGTTGCAGAATGGCCGACAAGGGCAGCGGTTTCAGGGCAGTCTTTACGATCCGGTTTTTACGCAAGAGATTTATTTGCCGCGCCTTAGCGGGCAGTCGGAATCCGAATATCGCACTTATGCTGAACGTGCTGCATTCTTCAACGCCAGCGGGCGCACAGTGGACGCATTGACCGGCCTCATCTTCGCCAAAAACCCGCAGATGGAGTTGCCGCCCGCGATTGATCGATTCACCAACGACATCACGCTGTCCGGTGACAACTTGCGCGAGTTTAGCGAACAGGTGGTTGAAGAACAAACAGCCGTGGGCCGTGTTGGCATCATGGTGGATTATCCCGCCGATGTGCCGACAAACCTTTCTGTGGCCGCCGCAGAGGCGCTTAACATCCGCCCATTCATGCGGCTTTATAAAGCCGAAACCATCCTGAATTGGCGCACAGCGAATGTCGGCGGTGTCAAAATCTTGACGATGGTTGTGCTGCAAGAAACGCATGACGTGCCGGAAGATGACTTCACCACGCAAGAGGTGACGCGGTATCGCGTTCTTGACCTGACAGAGCAAGGTTATCGCGTTCGCTTGATGACGCAACAGGGCGAGACGGTTTCCGAAACCTATCCACTTATGCGTGGCCAGCCGATGCGGCGGATTCCGTTCATTGTGCTGGGCGCGAATAGCTCTAGCACGGACGTGCAAAAGCCGCCGCTGCTTGACCTGATCGACGCCAACATCGCGCACTATCGCAACTCTGCCGATTATGAGCATGGCTTGCACTTCACCGGCTTGCCGACGCCTTATGTGGCTGGCGTCCAGCTTGACGAAGGCCAGACGCTTAATCTTGGCAGTAAGACCGCTTGGGTGTTTCCCGATCCGTCTGCCAAGGCATCGTTCCTTGAGTTTACCGGCCAAGGCTTGTCAACAATCCGCGAGGCCATGAAGGACAAGGAAACGCGCATGGCCAGCCTGGGCGCGCGTTTCTTGGCTGATGACAAGCGCAGCGGTGAGGCGTTCCAGACGCTTGAACTTCGCACTAGCGGCGAACGGTCAACGCTGGCCAGCATTGCCCGCGCGGCATCGGATGCGCTGTCAAAGGCGTTGAACATCATGGCGGCTTGGGTGGGCGCACCCGAAACGGCGCGCTATGATCTTAACACCGAATACGTCAACAGCACCATGTCACCACAAATGTTGCAACAGCTTGTCATGGCCTATCAGACCGGCGCAATGCCGCTGTCTGTGCTGTTCCAGAACATGCAGAAGGGCGAGATTGTTTCGGACGCCATGACGTTCGACGCTTATCAGGCCCAGCTTGAAGATGCCGGGCCAAGCGTTGCAAACAACGATGAGGATGATGCACCGCCGATTGAAAGCGGGACATTGGCGGCAATCAGGGCGCGGCTTGGGCTGTAATGGAACCGGAGATCATCGCAAGTTTGGTTGAGGCTGTTGCCGCGCTGAATCGGCGCGTCAATGATCTGGGCAGCTTTGAATTGATCGCAGGGCCGCAAGGCCCAGCCGGTGAGAATGGTGAGCCTGGCCCGCCGCCGACTGATGAAGCAATCCGCGATGCCGCGACGGCTTGGCTGTCGGCTAACATCACACAGCCCGCCGATGGCCAGCCGGGCGCGGAAGGGCCGCAGGGGCCGCAAGGTGAGATTGGCCCGCAAGGGCCGCAAGGACGCCCGCCAACAGAACAGGAGATCGAACTTGCCGTCTCTATCTGGATGGAAGCAAACCGCGCGGGATTGCGTGGAACTGATGGCCGCCGTGGTGATGACGGCGCTGATGGCCGTGATGGTGCTGATGGTCGGCCTGGCCCTGCTGGCCCTGTTGGCCCTACTGGCAGTCAGGGAATTGGCATTGCGCTTGTGGAACAGCGTGACGAAGGATCATTCTGGATTACGCTAGACGATGGCCGCGAGTTTGAAATTGAACTGCCCAAGGCAGCCACGCAAATCATAACGGGCGGCGGTGGCAAAGATTTGCCAGCCTATATCAGCGCAGACAGTGAGCAAAGCCAAACGGCGCTGGCCAATGTCGCAACGCCAATGCGCTTTGAGCATGTGATCGAAGGCGTTCGCATTACGATTACAGATGAAGTGAAGGTGACATTCTCACAGCCGGGCATTTACAATATCCAATTCAGCGCGCAGTTGCTAAACGAGGACAGTCAGGAACACGAAGTCAGCATTTGGCTGGCGCGCAATGGCTCAAACGAGCCTGATAGTTGCGGCGATGTTACTGTGCCAAAAAAACACGGCACTTCGAATGGATCGTCTTTGGCGGCGTGGAATTATTTCTATCGTGTCAGTGCTGGCGAATATTTCCGGCTGATGTGGTCATCTGAAAGCCCGCTGGTTTATCTTGGCGCACTGCCGGCGCGCATTGATCCTGTGCGGCCTGCAACACCGTCCGTCATCTTGACTGTTAATCGGGTGGCACCGTGAACGCCGCCGACCGCTTGGCCGATCTTTATACGATCCGCCAGCTAATCCTGAACCGGCTGGCGGCTGGTGAACAGGCGCGGCTTAATCGCCAGTTGCTTGAGGTGTCACGCGAGATTGAAAAGCGCATTAAGAGCGGCAAGCCGCTAACCAGCTTTCAGGGCAAGCGGCTAGATCGCGCCATCGCTGACTTGCAAAAGCTGGTGAAGATCACGCAACCGAACCTAAGCGAATTGGCGGCGCTAGAGGCGGCGTTTGCCCGGCAGGCGTTTGCCACCATTTCCATTGATGCCGTGTTGCCTGGCGCTTCTGTGATCGACCGGATTGCCAGCACAAGTCTGGTGCAAGGCGCGACGATGGGCCAATGGTTCCGCCGCATCCGTGACCAAATCGCTTTTGACATCGAGCGGGCCGTTAAGACCGGCGTTGCGCTGGGCGACACCAATGAACAGATTGCCCGGTCAATTGTTGGCGACGGAATGCGCGGGCCGGAAGCGTTCCCGCGTGGCCGACGTGACGTTATGGCAGTCACCCGAACGGCGGTGCAGACGGTGGCCAATGATGCCCGGCTTGCCACGTTTGAGGCCAACACCAACGTGATCAAGGCGGTGCAGTGGATCAGCACCCTAGACAGCCGCACTAGCGACATTTGCATTGCGCGATCCGGCCTTGTTTGGACGCTGCCCGGATATAAGCCAAAGGGCCACAACATTGAGTGGCAAGGGCCGCCGCCCGCGCATTGGGCTTGCCGATCCACCATTATCCCGATCACCAAAACATTCCGCGAACTTGGCCTAGACATAGACGAAGTGCCGGCATCCACTCGCGCCAGCATGGATGGGCAAGTGGCCGCCGATCTGACTTTCGGAGATTGGCTGAAAGGCAAGCCAGTAGAGTTTGCCGATGAGATGCTAGGCAAGGGCCGCGCCCAGCTTTGGCGTGATGGCAAGATCACTTTGCAGGACTTGCTAAACGCGCAAGGCGTTCCGCTAACGCTGCGGGAGTTGCGTGAGAAATACGGCTAATCCGCCACCTTGTTATTGACATCATAGTTTGTTAAAGTATCGGCGCTTGCAGCATGGGTTGCGCCCATGTTGGAGTTAACGGCCAGTGGCCATCAGTCCAGAGGACGCCAAGAATGAGCGAAGGCAATAGCGAGATTGAAGAACTGAAAGCGGCGGTGGACGCACTGAGTGCGAAAAACCGGGAACTGCTGGGCGAATTAAAGACGGTCAAAGCGAAGGCGCGGGGCGCTGACATTGATCCGAATGAATTTGCAGCCTTGCAAAGCGCCAATGAGGAACTTTTCGCCAAGCTGACCAAAGTCGAAAAGGAAAGCGGCAAGACAATCGAAGGACTGCAAAAGACATTGCAGACCAAAGATTCCACCTTGCAAAGCTATCTGATTGATAACGGTTTGTCTGATGCCTTGCTAAAGGCCAACGTGAGGCCCGAACTAATGCCGGCAGTTAAGGCAATGCTTCGTGCAAATGCCAAGCTGACCGACGAAGGCGGGCAATACAAAGCCATTCTTGGGGATAAGCCGCTGTCCGATGCCGTTATGGAATGGGCGGCCACCGATGAGGGCAAGCACTTTGTTGCAGCGCCCGCAAATGCTGGTGGCGGTGCATCTGGGGGCAATTCGGGCGGCAACAACATTCAGCCCAAGGGCAACCTTGGCGGTGACAAGACACAACGAGTCAACGCCATCGCTTCCCGATTCCCCGAACTTGCCAATAATGGCTAACTAAGGATTACGTCATGTCTCTTTCGCAGATGCAGGTTTTCAACCAGTATGTGATGCCAGCGACCATCGAAACGCTGGGCCAGATGGTTGACAAATTCAACGCCGCTTCCAACGGCACCATCCGTCTGACCACTGCCGGCTTTGATGGCGATTTCTTGCAGGAATCGTTCTTCGCCGCTATCCACTCGGCCCAGCGCCGCGTTGATCGCTATGCCGCACAGGGTGCTGCCAGCCCGACCGATCTGACCCAGCTTAAGCATGTGTCGGTGAAGGTTGCCGGTGGTTTCGGCCCGATCCGCTTTGAACCGTCGCAGTTGACTTGGCTCCAGAAGCCGACCGCCGAAGGCATCGAAGTGGCCAGCCGCAACTTTGCCGAAGCCCTGCTTCGTGACCAGCTTAACACCGCCGTCGCGGCGCTTGTGGCTGCCATTGAGAACCAAGCAACTGCCACCAATGACGTGTCGGCTGGCACCAATGCCGTTGTGACTTACAACGTCATCAACGGCGCGCATGCGAAGTTTGGTGATCGTTCGATGGACATCCTGGCCAACGTGATGACCGGCTCCATGCTGCACAAGCTGGTTGACCAGAACCTGACCAACACCGCGCGCCTGTTCTATGCACAGGGCGTTCAGGTGGTGGACATTCTGGGCAAGGCCGTGATCGTGACCGATGCGCCTGCCCTGTCCGTGGCCGGTTCGCCGGGCAAGGATAAGGTGCTGGGCCTGGTGTCTGGCGCTGCGACCGTGTTCGACGGTGGCGATGTCATCAGCAACATCGACACGTCCAACGGTCAGACCCGCATCGAAACGACGATGCAGGTCGATTACTCCTTCGGCCTTGGCCTTAAGGGCTATGCTTGGGACGAAGCCAATGGCGGCAAGTCGCCGACTGATGCCGAACTGGCGACCGGTTCCAACTGGGACAAGGTTGCTACCGACATCAAGAACACCGCTGGCGTTATCGCCATCGGCGACATGTCGTAAGACGTGAGGGGATGGGGCTGGCAGGAAGTGGCCAGCCCCAAACCTTTTGGGGGCGATGAATGAAGATTGCATATGAACCGCACCCGGTGAGCGCAGCCCGCAAGGCTGAATTGCGCGCTGGCGGTTACAAGATTCTAGATGCCCGCTACAAGCCGCCCGGCGCTGTTGTGAAACAACCGGAGCCTGTGCTAGAAGCTAAGGCAGAGCCGATCACGCCAGCACTGGCACCATCCCCGATCAAGCGGGGCAGGCCGCGCAAGGGAAGCTAAAAGATGGCGTTTGTTGTCGAAACCGGAGCCGGCCTTGCAAATGCTACCAGCTTTGCCAGCGTGGCGGCGGCTGATGCCTATGTTGCGGATCGCGGCATTACAGGCTGGTCAACTTTGACAACGACAGCCAAGGAACAGGCTCTAATCCGCGCGACGGATTATCTGGAAGCCACCTATCGCAGCGCATGGAAGGGCTTTCGGAACACCGAAGCGCAAGCCTTGTCATGGCCGCGCTATGACGTTTGGGTTGAGATGTTCCTTGTCGATAGTGACACGGTGCCATCTGCTGTGGTTCGCGCCACGATTGAGATGGCGCTTAAGGCCACGACGAACACCGACCTGATTCCAGACACTGGCCGCACGATCACCCGCGAAAAGGTGGACGTGATCGAAATCGAATATAGTGAGTTTGGGCCGCGCGGAACGCAATTCACAGAGATTGCGCGCATCCTGTCGCCCTACACCAATTCAAGCAG